GTTGCATCCGACCTTGGATTGCTCTGGCGCGCGCTTCTTTGTCCCTGCGGCCAGTCTTGAGATCTTTGAAGTACGCTTCGTAGAGCCCACGCTCACGAACACGCTTCTCGAGGAACGGCCCGAGGGCCATCTCAATGTGCCCTTTCTCAATACCTATGATTGACGGCTTCCATACTTCATAGAGGTCGAGTATCTGCTCAACCAATTCGAAGCCGTCGAAGCGGCCTCGTACCATGTCCATCACGAACATCTGGTCATACTCATCGACACCTACAACGATGCCGACGGTGTAGTCGTTTCTGTCGTTCTTACCGATCGCCAAATCCCACGCGCAGTAGTAACGCATACGGTCTTCGTCAATCTCGTCACGATCGTAGTAATTGATCATGTCTCTGGTGAAGTAGTCACCATCGTCAGCTACAGGGTTCTGCTGATACAGAGCAGACCAGTCTCGTGGTCCAACTGCTTTCTCAATACGGTTAAGGGCTTCTTCGTCATATCGCTCTCGGTGCAGAGCTTCTCCCTGCTTGCGAAACTCTTCGTCAACCTCAGCTCTGGCGGGGTAGTTAACAACTTCCCATTGCTCGCCATTATCTGCTGCTGCTTTAAGTAATCTGCCCGCAAGGTCATCATCGTGCCAGCGAGTAAGGATAACCAACACACCGCCACCAGGAGCAAGACGTGTGTACGCCGTAGATGTATACCAGTCCCAAGCAGAGTCACGTGCGTTCGATGATTCGGCGTCGTCACGGTTCTTTACCGGATCATCGATGACAAGGATATGAGCACCCTTACCAGTAATACCGCCACCAACACCGGCAGCGACATAACCGCCGCCAGAAGTAGTAAGCCATGCTTCAGCAGACTGCGACTGTGGATCGAGGCGCGTTTTAAATGCTGACTTAAATCCCTCTTCACGTAGGAGTCCACGGACTTTACGAGAGAACCCCATTGCGAGAGAACCAGAGTAGGAACAGCTGATAACTCGTGTTGAGGGTTTCGACCGAGGTGCCAAGCTGGGAATGCCACTGACGCAAGCGTGCTCTTACCGTGTCGAGGCGGCATAAATAGCATAAGTCTTGGAGACTTCTTTTCACTGACATCTCTAGAGAACTCCTCTAATCGCTTACATATATCTTTGTGTACCCAACCTGCTTGGTAATCAGGGTTAAACCTCTCCACGAACGGTAGTAGCCGTTTACGAGTCAGGAACCGTAGAGCAAGTTCCGCGCGCGCCTTATCTTCTAACGACTCTTCCTTCGTGGGCTCCGGTTCGGGGTTCGCGGGCAGCGGTTCTTGCTCCGCGATATCCGCCTTACAATAAACACAGAGTCGATCATCCCCCGAGTACAGTGTCTCGGGGTGCGACGCTTTACAGCGTATGCATTCGACCTTTGTGACTTCAGTCATTTAGTAAGGCTTGTATGCCTTCTTCTTAGGCTTAGCTTTTGGCTTAGCTTTCTTCTTAGCGGCGTTAGCCTTCTTCAGCTTAGCTACCTGTGCTGCGGCCTGTTTCTTGTTATGCGGGAACTCAGTACTTCTGGGCATTTTTACATCCTCTTACTAACGGGTTTGTAGACCTTGTCTCGTGCAGACCCGAGCTTTTGCAAGGCGGTCTTTTTGTTCTGCTTCACTGGACTCTTGGGCTTCTTCTTTGCTACAGGCTTCTTTGCTACAGGCTTCTTAGCGGTTTTTTTGCGCTCGTAATCAATTTTTTGTTTTGCAGTACGGTAACTGGCTGTATTAGTCTTTTCCTCGGCAACCCTTATTAAGTTTGCTCGATTCTCACTCATTTTCTTCTTGCCTGATTTAGCTTTCGATCTTCGCTTATTCACCGCTTTTACAGCAGCGCCTTCACCTGATACGAGGGCCGTTCTTGCCGCAGCGTTTCCAGCCGCTTTCTTAGTTGCGACCTTCTTTAGTGCCGCTTTGCCATATTTTTCTGCGGCTTTCTTAGCTCCGTGTTTCGCTACATATCTAGCTACTGCTGCTCCGCCCTGATAGGCGGCTATTGCTAATGGGCCTGGCATAATTACTTTCTCTTCTTAATAGGTTTAAGTTTGCCACCCTGGGTACTACGGACTTTTGCGCCTTGGATTCCGATAGGCTTGTTCTTCTTGAGCGCGGTCTGCTTTCGCGATGCTGGTCCTTTGTTCGCGGTGCGTAGTGCGGTGGCCGCTTTAGACCGAGGTCTGCTGGTAGTGCCAAGGGCTTTGTCGTTCGCGCCTTTAGCTGACTTATCAATAGCCGCTTGACGCTTAGCTATCTGCTTCTTAGCCTCGTCAACAGCTTTTGTTCCGTACTTCTTTACAGCTTCACGTGTTCCTTTTGATGCGAGCAGTCTTGCTGCAACGCCTAGTGCTGGTAATGGCATAATTAATCACTCTTAGGTTCGAGGTAGTCGAGGTCTTTACCCGCGATCTTCAACAAGTCCTCATCGGTCATGCGTTCAAGCTGCTTTGTTCCGTTGATATTGATGTTCACTTGGGTAGCGTTTTCTGGTGCAGCCAAACCGTGCAGCTTCACCAGGGAATCGGTGGTGTTCTTCATCTCAGTGGCGTTCGCTGAGGTGTTGTACGCTTCCATGTACATCATGTGGGCGTGCTGATTGGTGAACTTCACCTCTTCACGCATCTCCTGACGGAAATATTCGATCGCTTTCTGTACTTCGGGGACTTTTGCAGCGGCATAGGTTGCCTGGGGGGACGAGTACCCCGCACCACGGCCCGCGGCTGCGGTTGTCATACCCGAACTAATGAGCGAGACCAGCTTTTCTTGCTGCATGGTCAGCGATCCGCGGCTTATGCCCATGTACGGCATATGCGATTGGAACTCGGTGTGCTCACTAACTAGGTCAGTGGACGGTGACTCCTGGGGGTGTGCTTGATCCATAGAACTCTTGGTCGTCGTCAAAATACACAAACGCAGGAGCGCCATCGAACTCTCTCGATGCCACATCTGC